TTGTCTAGTGCTATTAATGATATTATTCACATCAGTGTGGCTAAAGAATTATTTAAAGATGTAAATGGTTTAATTGTAGCTACTAATAAAGTAGTACAAGATTTACAAGAGAAATTCTCACCTACATATACTATTAGTGTTAATTAAGGAAATATAATGGAAATTAAGATTACAACTATTGAACGTATTTATGGTGAAGATAAATTTAAGAAACCAACCACTACATTAGAAATTAGTTACGAGTCAGGTGGCGTGTCAGGTAAGCAGCGTATTGTCCCCTTTGCTAACCCTAGTGTATTTAAAACATTAGATGGAGCAGCTGTAGGTGATAGCTTTGACGTTGCACTTACCACTAATGCTAAAGGGTATGATGTGTGGTCTGCCATTGGTGCTGTAGGGACTATTAAGGCATTGCCAGCAGCAGCAACAAAGGTAATTGGCAGTAACTATGAAACAGCAGACGAACGTGCTTTAAAGCAGCGTTATATTGTTAGACAGAGTTCTCTTGCTAATGCTATTGCTTTTCATGCTCATAATGATAAAACTTCAGATGAGATTATTGATTGTGCAAAGAAGTTCGAGGAGTATGTATTTTCACCACTAGAAACTTTATAATTTTATTAGAGGTTATTACCTGTTTTCATATTATAATAAACACTTGGCGGCATTATTAACTCGTGACAACCCGTCACACCTTGGAGAATTAAATGACTAAATTAAAAGCAACAATGATGTGGGCAAACCTAAACCTAGTAAATGAAATGTCTGGTAAATATCAAGTGGATTTATGTAATTTATCTGATAAAGCTATCGAAGAATTAGCTAAAGATGGTATTACAGCAGCAGAGGCCACTAAAGAAGGTGATGAGCGAGGTGTATATATCACTTGTAAATCTACATACCCTATTCTTGCATATTATGAGGATGGTTCTGAAGTACCTAGTAATATTCTTGTAGGGAATGGTTCATTGGCTGTAGCTAGTATTCGCCCTTATGAATGGAATTTTAAGGGTAAGAAGGGTACAAGCCCAACCATTGTACGTTTAACTGTTACAAAGCTAATTCCTTATGGCAGTGATGATGTTGAGGATGATTCAGAAGCAGTATAATGGCTACTCTTATTAGTTATATTCTTTGTTACAGCTCCGCTTTCTTTTTTGGGATGTTAGTCGGAGTCCTAGCATCAATGTTTGTTTGGAGGTATATAGATGATAGCATTAATTGATATGGATTTAGTGGTATATAGGTCAGCGGCTAGTGCTGAGAATGAGGATTTAGAGATTGCTATACACCGCTCACAAGAACTTTTAGATAATATCTTGCAGAAAGTAGAAGCTACCTCTTATAGAGCTTTTCTTACAGGAACTAATAATTTTAGGAAAGTTGTATATCCAGAGTATAAGGCAAATCGCACAGCCCCTAAACCTAAGTGGTTACAAGAGTGTAGGCAACATGCCATAGATAAGTTAAATGCAGAACTAGCTTATCCTACTTTAGAAGCTGATGATATGTTAGGAATTTATCAGACAAAAGACACAATTATCTGCTCTTTGGACAAAGATTTATTACAGATAGAAGGCAAACACTTTCAATGGGAAATTCAAGGTGGTCCAGAAGAAAAGCGTTGGATTAAACCTGATAAATTTACAGATCAAACAGAGTTAGAGGGTTTACGATTGTTTTACGAGCAATGTATTAAAGGTGATACGTCTGATAATGTTAAGGGTATTAAAGGTTTAGGTGAAGCAAAAGCTAGAAAGATGTTAGCTCTTTGTGAATCTGAAAAAGAAATGTTAGACATTGTTTTACAAGCTTATGCTACAGAAGAAGAATTCTTGATGAATGCACAATGCTTATATATTTTACGTTCAAAAGAAGATAGTTACATTAAACGCTACGAGGGATTAACCAATGAAAATAATGATTGATGTTACTAAATTACAAGAAGTAGATTTATCAGATGAAACTTGTGATAATATTTTAATTCAAACTTTACATGATGACTGGTATAATCATGTACAAGGCACCGTGTCAGAAGTAGAAGCAGCGGCATTTAACATGGTTTATAATTTTTATTCTGGTAAAACCCTTGGCTAGTTCAGAGTGGACTGCTGGTAGGCTTAAATCATTTATTACATCCACCTTACGGGGTGGTTTTAGGAAATTTCCTCCAAAATATGAAACCCTAAAATCCGCTTCTGTAGGTAAGAAAATAAATGTAAAAACTAATAGAATGGCTGAACATTTTACTTGTAATAGTTGTAAGCAAGCTTTCCCAGCTAAAGATGTGCAAGTAGATCATGTAGAGCCTGTAGTATGCCCTTTCACTGGGTTTGTTGATTGGGACACTTATATTAGTAGGTTGTATTGTGAAGGAGGTAATTTACAAGTGTTGTGTTCACCTTGCCATGATTTAAAAACAGCCGAAGAACGTATAGAAAGGAAAGGTAATGTCAAAAAATGAAATTACAGGTGACAAACTTATTAGTAAAGTAAATACAAAAGAATATGATAAGAATTATGATAAGATATTTTACTCTTGTTTACCTCAATGTAGCTATTTGATAAACACTTTGACAAAATGTAAAGCTTGCCCACATAAACCATAAGGGAATCTATGTCTAAAAGGATATTAGTAATACCAGACACACAGGTTAGACCAGATGACAATTTACAGTTTTTAGATAGAATTGGTAGGTATGCAGTTGATATGCTTCCTGATATAATTGTGATGTTAGGTGATTTTGCAGATATGCCTAGCCTTTCGTCACATGATAAAGCTGGTAGTAAAAGTATGGAAGGGCAGAGGTACAAAGCTGACATTAAGATCAGTATTGAGGCAATGGCTACCTTGTTAGCACCTATTAGGGCAGAGCAACAAAGACGTATAGATAATCATAAACCTAGATGGAATCCTAGAATGGTTATGTTATATGGCAATCATGAAAATAGAATTAACCGAGCTATTCATAATGACCCAAAGCTAGATGGGCTAATTTCACTTGATGATTTAGAGTATGAGAAGTTTGGTTGGGAAACTGTACCCTTCTTAAAACCAATTGTTATTGAAGGTATTGCTTTCTGTCATTACTTTGTAGCAGGTGTGATGGGTAGACCTTGTGGCACTGCTAGTGCTTTATTAGCTAAACATCATCAGAGCTGCATTGCAGGCCATCAACAAGGCCGCAACATCGCTTATGGGCTACGTGCTGATGGTACTGAAATGGTTGCGTTAATTACAGGTAGTTGTTATGAGCATGAGGAACATTATTTAAATCATCAAACAAATAGGCATTTTAGAGGTTTGTATATGTTGTTTGATGTTAAGGATGGTATGTTTGACGAATGTCCAATTTCACTCAGATATTTAAGGAAAAGATATGGGAATAAATAATAGTACAGAAAAAGAATGGGATTCTTTAGATAGAATAGTTAAAGATTTTAATATGTTTGTACCCATTAAAAAGGAGCATAGTGATGGGGCAAGTGCAGACTACTATACCTTCCCAAATGATTTTAGTGAATTACAAGATTTAATCTCTTATAAAAATATGAATGCTCAGATAGGGGAAATATTTAGAGCTTGTTATAGATATGGGGAGGTTTCACATAGCCCACCTATTAGGGATATTAAAAAGATTATATTTTATGCAAAAGCAGAATTAGCTAGATTACAAAGGATTGAAGATCATGGAAATTAAGAAAGCAAAACGTAAAGTGGATGAAGAACAATGGCACGTACAGATGGAGTGTAAAGTAACTGTAGTTAAAGCTGGGAATTACCCTGATACACTCTTTGTTAAATTACCTGATGGTAAGGAAACACAAGTAGATATGGCATACCTTGCTAAGTTAGATTAGCTGTTTTAAGGCATTAAAAAGTAGGGGTCTAAGGGTTACTATAGATTGTATATTATAGTGTCTTTAAGACCCCTTTATGTTGCTTAAGGAGTCATGAAGGGTTGTAAACCATCATTAGGTTGTTGTAGAAGTCTACTTGCTACTTCAGCAGGAGCTACTCCTGTAATAATACCCATTTTAAGAGCTTGCCCTGATATATCTCCTGCCTTTTTAATAAAACCTTTATTAACAAAAGTAGCTACTTGTCTTTTAAATTTTAAAGCTTCATCTAATGGCATAGCCCTAGATTTCACAATAATAGGGTAAAGCCTATTAAACTCAGTTAAAGCCTCCTTTTCTGGTAAAGCTTTCATATAACTAGCCAAAGCTATTTTAAAATCATTTTGACCTTCAGGACTTTTAGATAAATTTCTTAGAGCCTGTTCTACCTGTTCACCTTTAAAACCTTGATTAAGTAACACAGGTAAGCTATCTCTAGCTAATGCAATTTTATCTTGCATTTCTATTTTCTTTAACTCTGAATATAAAGGTTTACCAGTTAAATTAGTTAAATAACTATCAAAGCTTTCTTTCATCATATTAGAAGCTGCTTTGCTAACAGGTTCTCCATTAAACATAGGTTCAGCTTGTTGTATAGTGTTTATTAATCTAGTATTAAAATCTATTTTAGTTGGTGAATATGGTGAATTTTGACTATTTATTAAAGAATTTATTTTAGTAATATCTTCTTTCTTAACTACCCCATCCTTTAAACCTTGTTTTAAATTAGTCATTAAATTTACATACTCTGGTGATTTTTTTAAAGTATTTCCAGCATCATTTGCTAGAGTCAATTGCTCATAAATACCTGTTCTTAAAACATCTTGAGGATTCTGACCTTCAGTAATAGGTATTCCTAAATTTTGAGATATATTTTTAGAAGCTAATTGATGATTCTCTGTTCTAAAAGTGTCTGTAGCTGTACCTTGTTTTAAATTATCTCTACCAAATATACGTTCTCTAGCTAATCTATTAGACTCACTTGTTCCCATAACAGCCTGTGCTGTTTTAGCTTTAGCATATCCACCTACAGCCATTAAACCAGCAGTAGGAATTCTAGTAATAATATCTCTAGCTACAGATGGTGCAGCACCCAAAGCTAATTCAGTACCTAAAGCCATAAGTTGACTAATATTGGAATTATTATCAGAAGCCCTAACTACTTCACCTGCTAAAGTAGTTCCACCACCTGTCAAAGCACCTTCAATAGCTGGTACTAACATCCCAGCACCTTTTGAAAATAATTTACCACCTAACCCACCGGCTACTCCCCCTATTACTGAACCTAAACCTACTATATTAGGGTCAATTACAGAATCTTTAGGTTGGTTTTTAATAGCCTCGTAATTAATAGGCTGATTATTCATAGCATTTAATACATTAATTTGCTCTGCTTCAGGTAAGTTTAAAAATCTTTCATCAGTTTTAGCAACTTGCTCTATAATAGCAGCTCTTTCTTGAGGAGAAGTAACAGTTAAGAATCTAGGGTCTGACCTTAAATCTAATAAAGACATTACTTACCTCCAAAAAATTCAGCAGCAGTTGTAGGTTTTGCTATTCTATTAGGTTTATTAGTAGGCAAAGGTGGTGGAGAATAAAATGCTTCTAAATCAGGGTCTTTTAATACTTTAACTTTTTTAGCATAGTCATTATATGAAGCTTTTGCATCGCGTTCGACAACATCTAATAGAACACCTAATTCTTTTCTAGTAAAATCATCTATATTACCACTAGCAGCTCTTGAAATTAACTTTTGTTCATCATTAGAGATAGCCCCACTACCTCGTAACCTAGAACGAGCATTTACAGATAAGTTAGCTAAACCTTGCATAGCTACTCTTGTATTTTCTAAAGACCCTTTATCTTCAGCACCAAACATAGATACGGCAATTCTATTAATATTAGATTTTAAAGTAGCAGTAGGGCCAATAAATAAATCCTTATTACCTAAAACATCCCTAATACTATTAACAGTATTTAAACTATTTACAGCAGTTTCTGCAATAGGCAAAGTAGCTGATAAAACTTTACCTATTTCGGATGAAGCCGATTTTTCAATATTATTTAATGTTGTTTTACTAGCACCTTCTCTAGCCACTTTAGTTTTAAAATTATCTAAATAGTCTAATTCAGCAGCTTCTTGTTGTGTTAAACCTTGAGAAGATTTTTTAGAAGCTAATTCTACCATCCTATTTTCAATAGATGATTTACTTAATTCAGTTTCTTTAGCTATTTGTGCTTGTAATCTAGCTGCTAATCCTGTATTACCCTCTGCATTAGCTTTGTCTAAACTATTCGATAATTGTTCTATTTTAGGCAATGATTCTCTATATGATTTTGATGCAGAAGCTACATTTTCAGCAATTTCAGAAGTTGTTTTAGCTTGAGTTAGTGCTGTACCTTGTGCAGATTGCATATTAGCATAAGATTTATTAGCTAAATCTGTTAATCCACGTTGCTGTGCCATATCAAAAATTGCTTGATGAACAGCCATAGGATTTTGTTGTTGCTCTGGACTTAAACCTGCTAATGTTTCTTGAACAAGGGTATTCTCTTGCTGCGCTTGATACATAGCTGGGTCTTGTGCCCCAAACAATCCACCTACCGCTTGCCCTAATGCTCTACCACCTGAACCCAGCATAGCAAAGCGTTGTGCTTGAGGGTCTAGTTGAGCTAGTTGTAAGTTTTGTTGTTGAAACTGAGCATCTTGCTGTGCTTTTAGTGAGGCAGGTGACACCCCAAATAAACCTTGTATAATTTCAGCCATTAGTAACCCCCAAATTCAAAAGGACTCTTTGCTTGACCATATTGAATACCTTGCTGTGGTGCAGATGTAATACCCGGACCACCTACTTTTTGATATACAGAAGTTGGGTTATATGTAGGATTTACGGCAGCTGGAAATAATTTACCAAATCCCCCAATAGCTTGCCCAGCAGCATTTCCATAGGCATTAGCTTGGCTAAGGTTATTCAAATAGTTTTGTTGAGCTGAAGCATTATTATAATTAGCAGCTTGATTACCTAATTGCCCAGACATACTACCAATATTACTACCAATGGTAAGAGCATCTTTACCTAAATTCTCAATATTAGCCCCATAACCAAATAATTGATTAGCAGTGTTATATGGGTCTGTAGCCATAGATGTACCCAAACCATAGAGATTAGAACCTTGAGCGATTTGTTGTTGTTGAATACCTCTAGCACGATCTTCAGCAGATAAAGCTAGGTTAGCATTTTGCTGTTCACGAGCTTGAGCTAAAGCATATTGTTGGGGATTGACATAACCTTGTCCCATACCTACACCTAAACCTACACGACCAGTACCATACATTTGATCTGACAAATCACTTGATTCTTGTAAACGGCTAGGTTGTAGAATAGCTTGTTGTTTATTATAATAATCTTGAGTCATAGCCCCAGTGTCCATCGCTGTAGCTTGATTAAATAAACCCTGACCATAATCCCTTACTTGGTTAGCATAAGCTGTTTGTTGAGCTGTAGGCATAGCTGCTGTAGCTGCACCATAGTATTGATCTCTAAACGCTTGCATTTCAGGTGTGAGGGTATAACCACCTGTCTTACCTGCTGTATCAAAAGTAGATGTACCAAAACCTGTAGATATACCATAAGGTGTAAAACCTGCTGCTTGTTGTTGTTCTGGAGCATCTGGTGCAAGTAACCCACCTACTATAGGTGCAGCGATAGACCCAATACCCAAAGTAACCGGATCACCATAAATAGGCATTTTAGTTATAGGGTTAATGGGATTAGCCACTGGAAAATCATATCTATCAATTCGTGCCATATTTAAAATCCTTTGCTGTCATTTCTAAAAACCACTCATTAGGTGTTTCTTTAACTATTGTCCAACCCATTTTTGTATTAAAACTTATAGGAGTAGGTTTACTTTTTAATACAGTTGTTATAATTAAAGGATAAACATTAAATAATTCTTTTGCTACTATCTTTAAATATTTTCTTAAAAAAACTTTTTTTCTATAATTAGTTAAAATATGGATATGTACACTATTCCCATAAGCTAATATTAAACCCCATTCCCATTCCCAAATTTTACTTTCTGATAATAAAGCCTCAAAACTACCTTTTAAAACATTATTATTAGTTAGGTAATAATCATCAATAATATTTTGCATTATAATTTCATAATATAAGCAAGGGCTAAATAAGCTGGCATATTAGCATTTGTAGCAGAAACACCTGTAGAGGCATTAGACACAGAAATACCTGTAGTAGCTGTACTTGTATTAATATAACTATAATTTCTAACCATATCTGAACCACCTGCCCCACCTACAGGATTAGTAGACCCATAATAAGTGTGATTATGTCCTGGGTCTGTTACTGTAGCTACGTGCGTATGAGCTACTACAACTGCATTATTATTACCACCAACAGCATTAGGCGCATAAGTAGAACCAGCACCTATAATAAACCTATTTCTTAAATCAGGTGTACCATTAGTACCATCACAAAGATTAAATCCACTAGGAATGGCAACTACAGCACCAGACCACATTAAAATACCACCAGATGGAACACCATTAGTGATAACAAAGGCAGTTGTAGCTATTTGTGTAGTATTTGTACCAGCACTAGCAGTAGGTGCAAGGGGCGTA